TCAATGAGTGATTCGGATTATATTCGACCAAGAAAAGTTAATGACCCTAACACAGGTGATCTCAAGGGCGGGCAAGGGACACCCCCCCAAAAAAGAGACCCATTTGCAAGACCTAGTAAAGACTTCCAAACACTTCAAGAACAGCAGTTTATATATGAGACTCTTAAACGCCAACGAGAAATAAAAGAAGAAAAAAATCGTCGTGAAAAAATAAGAAAACAAAGAACGGTGATATGATATGAAAATATACTACAACGGACAGCGCAGTCGTCGTGCACCCGGAACTGAATCGGGAACTGAGGGAGAGCGTAAATCTAAAAACCCCCCCGGCCGCACAACGAACGAAGAGAGAGCCTACAACGACGCTCTTAAAAAGAAACAGTCAGAAGCAGCAAGCATTGATCTACGCCTATCACAAGCTAAAACTGTAAAAGAGAGATCTCTTGCTGAATCTGACAAAGATGATTTTGAAAAAGCTATAGGTATGTCTATAGAAAAAGTATTGAGTCTACCGTTTAAAGGCAAGGACTAAATTTTAGGATAGAGCCGTGCCTAAGAAACTATCTCTAACAGGACCACGACAGAAGTTGCGTATTCGTAGAAAAGGTCGCCACTCTAAGTCACCAAACAAACGCTACAAACCGAAGAGTCATTATGGATGAAACTCCCACCGATCCACCCAAGCGCAAACGTGGGCGACCTAAAAAAGACCCCAACGCACCGAAAGCAAACTACAACCTTTCCCGTGCAGAAACAGCCCGGCGTGAGACGCAGAAAAGAATACGTCGTAACAAAAAGAAAGCAGACCAATTAGAAGGACAAGCTAAACGATATCGTCAAGTTGTCCGTGAACAGAAGAAAGCAGCAGCAAATGTCGAAAATGCTATCAACGGTAAAAAATCACGTGTTGTCGATCAAGGAAAAATTGGCAGCTTACCTAAATCAGTTCGAGATCTCGTCGAGGATTCTGAAGTTGTATTTAAGCCTAACGACGGTCCTCAGTTCGATTTCCTCTCGGCTCCAGAGCAAGATGTCCTCTATGGAGGCGCGGCTGGGGGTGGGAAGTCATTCGCGCTTCTTGCTGATCCTTTACGTTATTGTCATAATACTAATTTTCGCGGCCTTCTGCTCCGCCGCACATTAGACGAGCTTACAGAACTTATAGACAAGTCAAAGCAACTGTACCCGAAAGCGTTCCCCGGTGCAGTGTTTCGTGAATCAAAATCAACATGGAACTTCCCCTCTGGGGCAACTCTCTGGTTTACGTATCTAGAAAAAGACAAAGACGTTACAAGGTTTCAGGGACAAGCCTTTGCTTGGATAGGCATAGACGAGATAACACAGTATCCGTCATCTTATGTGTGGGACTATCTTCGCTCTCGTCTTCGTACGACTGACTCAGAACTAATGAGTAACTTGTCAATGCGTTGCACAGCCAACCCCGGTGGTGTTGGTGGCTGGTGGGTCAAGAAGATGTACATTGACCCCAATGAACCTAACAAAGCGTTTCCAGCGACAGACATGGACACGGGTAAACCTCTTGTATGGCCTGATGGTCATGAAAAAGCAGGAGAGCCTTTGTTCTATAGAAAATTTATCCCCGCCCGTCTAACAGATAATCCATATCTTTTACAAGACGGTCAGTATGAGGCGATGCTTCGCTCCCTACCAGAGGTAGAGCGTAAACGCCTTCTTGACGGGGATTGGGACGTTGCAGAGGGTGCAGCGTTCCCAGAATTTGCTAAACACAGACATGTGGTTGATCCGTTTGAGATGCCAACTAACTGGCCTCGCATTAGGGCTGCTGACTATGGTTATAGTTCACCGTCTTGTGTTTTGTGGGGAGCGATAGATTGGGATAACAATATCTGGGTGTATCGTGAGCTGTATGGCAAAGGAATGACCGGAGAGGATTTAGCTCGTCGTATTATGGAACTAGAGGCGGATGACCCTCTTCCTTACTACAGTGTTCTTGACGCATCGTGTTGGAACAGAACAGGACTTGGACCATCAATCGCAGAGACGATGATACGAGCTGGAGTAAGATGGGCTCCGTCAGATCGTAACAGACTAGCAGGTAAAATGGAAGTTCATCGTAGACTATCTAACGATCCGTTTACAGAAGAGCCTCGCATGAGAATATTTTCTACCTGTCAAAATATAGTAAAACAATTAGCAGGTATACCTCTGTCAAAAACAAACAGCGAAGACGTTGATACAAAGGCAGAGGACCACGCATATGACGCATTGAGATATATGGTAATGACAAGAACATCTGGATACACAACGATAACACAACAGTTACGAGGCATCAAAGACAAAGTTTACGAGCCTATGGACTCGACGTTTGGGTATTAGAATATGACGCTTGACGAAATATTAAATAAAGCTAGAGAGGGCACTGTTACTATAAGAGAAGTGACAGAGCACTTAAAAGCCTCTCCGGGTTTATCAAAAAATAAAAAAGAAAAATTGCAGACGCTGTTAAACTCCGGTTTTAAAAACATGGAGATTGATCCGGATCTTCCTTTTTCAGAACTTTCAAAAGAAGAGTTTGTTGCAAAATTTAGTAAAGATGCCAGTCCGGATAAAAAAGGTAGACTTACGTCTCTTCAAATATTGAATGAAATGACCTCGACTTTCCGAAGAAGAGGGGTCACAACTACTAATGAGTTCAATGAGCCTCTTTATCAAGATTTAGAGGAAGTAGCTAGAAAAGATGTAAAGGTTGAAAAATTTCAATCACGTGGTGAAAGACCCATGCAGGGGTTAATACCACAAGTTGAAATGCAAGAAATATACGATACTAATCTAAAAAATGTAGATCCAGAAATGGTAGATGCTCTAAACTTTAGTCGTATTACCGGAGTTAGACCATCACATATAACAACAGGAACTGATAAAAGACCTCACGTAAATCAAATAACCAAAGACAATGTTACAATACGAGATGGTAAAGTAACGATAAAAGGAGTTACTGAAGGCAAAAAAAGAAGACCCGATATTACTGTTTCTACTGATTCTACTCTAGGTAAAATTATTGTTCGCTCATATGAAAGACCGGGCGAGTATCTATTCAACGTTAAAAAATCTGCTTTTGACACCACTTTTCGTAAATATATAAGTCCCACGCTTTTAGCTGAACACTTTGAAAAATTACCTCTTAATGATGAAGGAAATCGTATGTCTTCTTCAATGGTAGCAAGGGCTGCTTTTTCTAAACAGTTAGCAGATGAATTTAGAATTGGCGATCTTGAAACTGAGTTTATGATGGGGCAAAAGCCCAAGAGTGTATTGAGGGCCAACTACGCAGGTCGTCCAGATTTAGCGACAGAAGATTTTTATGGGCTGACTTCCGGAGATAGGGTTTTTGACATAGATTCTCAAACAGGAGAAAAAAATCAAACCACGAGAGTAAAGACCCCTGAAGAATTAAAAGCAGAATCTGAAGCTAACGTAGCTCGTCAAAACCTTAGACGATCTCAGGATGAGAAGGCGTTATTAGCTAATAAAAAAGAGAGTGTTGCTTATTACTCTAGCCCAGAAGGTCAAAAATTTCTTAAAGATCAACACGTTTTAGAACTTCAACAGCTTGAATTTGACGAAGAGCTTGAAACTAAAAAAGTAGAATCTGAAATAGAAAAACGAAATCTTCGTGAAAAAATAAAAACACAACAAGACATACAAAAAACGATAGACGCAGACTTATCTGACGATCAGCTTGACATAGATGCACAGAACGATCGCATTAATAAAAAATTAGAAAGATTAGAGGCTCTTAAACGAGCAGCAAAAACCACAGGTAAAAAACTTCTAGGAGCTGCTCCCATTATAGGAACTGCTGCATCTATTCCGGCTGCTCTTACAAAAACTGCTCAAGCACAAGAAGCCTTTGGGCGTGGAGAAACTCTCACTGGTATAGGACGGAGTCTTCAAGCTGGTGAAGAGCTTTTTAGTCCATCACCATTTGTATCAAGCGATCTTGAACAAATGGGAAGATCACCAGAAGAAATGGAATTAGTAAAAAAAGCACAAAGTTCACGTCTTGAAAGTATGCAACGTCGAAGTGAAAAAACTAGATCTAATAATTTAGATGACCAAATGATTAACTTATTACAACAACCATAAACAGGAGTAAACACATGTCTAATTACAATTTTGGTGCAGGGTATATCATGAACTCTGACAAACAAACAGTTGACGCTAACATTGGCGAAAGCAAACTTTACCGTGAAGGTCTTGAGTTTGACACTCGCGCTGCTACGGAAACTCTTACTGAAGACATGCCTAAACAGCAAACTAAACCGACTGACACTGGCCTATTCGGACTGGCTGATGACAATCGTATTTATGCTGAAGGCGGAAAATAATTAACAATATAAACCCTTGAAGGGAATGACATGGAACTAGAAGACGACGAGTTTGGCGGCGAACCATCTGTTGTTGATGACGCTGCTGAAAAAGCTCCCGGTTTGGCGGGATTAATTCAGGAAAGATTTCGTTCTGCAGAAACAGGACGGTTGAATCACGAGCGTCGTTGGCTTCAGTCCTATAAAAACTTTCGTGGTACGTTCAACGATAGCACAACTCAGTTTAAGCAGTCAGAACGATCTAAGGTATTTTTAAAAATAACAAAAACAAAAGTTCTTGCTGCCTACGGACAAATAGTAGATATATTATTTGCCAACAAAAAGTTTCCGCTATCTGTTGAGCCAACACCTGTACCAGAGGGAATAGCTGAATTTGCACATCTAGAAACACCGTTAGATGAGGCCATGAGTGATGGTCCTTTTGGTTACGCCGGAGACGGTAGGCAAGTGCCTCCCGGTGCTACGGAGGCCATGCCACTAAATAAAAAAGATTTTCTTGGTGGCTTGAGATCCATGTTTGGTAACGCCCCTATTGTAGAGGGGCCAGCCAATATGGGAGAACCTCAAATATCTCCAGCCCAAAAAGCTGCGTTGAACATGGAGAAATTAATTCAAGATCAGCTTCTTGAAACTAATGCTGTTAACGTTCTTCGTGCTGCTGTATTTGAAGCTGCACTATTTGGAACAGGTATAGTAAAAGGACCTCTCAACCATAATAAAACAATAAGCAGATGGCAAAGGGATGAAGAGGGTAATAGAGTTTATTCACCCTATGAAATGGTGTGTCCTCGTATCGAACCCGTATCTGTCTGGGACTTTCACCCAGATCCCTCAGCCACAAGTCTCGAAGATGCAGAGTATGTGATTCAGAGACACCGTATGAATAGACAGCAGATAACCGCGCTGCAGAACAAACCTTACTTTGATAAAGAAGCAATAGCAGATGTTGTGGCCTACGGCCCTAACTACACTGACAGATACTATGAAGATACTGTTCGTAATGATGAGA